TATATAGTTGTCCAGTTTTTGTACCGCGATTGGTAAAGCCTAGACTACTTATATTCTTACATATCTGATTGGCTATGCTATAGCCCTTTTTATCTCCAGGGTAGTGGAAAACTTCTACACCATGCCCTGCACCATCTGCAGCATTTAAATGCAGTTCGCAAACAAGATCATACTTGCCTGAATTTGCTATTGGAATTTTATAGCTATATTCACTTCTTTTACTTGGAAATACTCCTTCAGGGCAAACTATCACATCGCATGAATGACCTAGTGATTCTAGCACTTTTTTAACGTAAGGTGCAATCTCCTTATTATACCTATACTCGTGCGTATATCCGCTTGCAGAAGTACACACACCACCTTTTAAGATTGAGTGCCCCACTGATAAAAATATCCTCATGTTTTTACCTCACTTTCTGAAATAAAAAGGTGGCCGTAAAGACCACCCCCTAAAAAATTAATCACCCAATCCCTTACTAGTAGGGTTTATAAATACCCCTAGCACTGCCATTGCTGTGGTTCCTAGTAGGAATGGATTTGATACAGTCTTAATAACTAACTCACCTACACTTGCCCAAGTAGTTAGTGTGCTGGCTTCTACCTGAAGTGATGTAAGGACTATACCACCAATCCCCACCCAAAACCAAGGGTTCTTATATCTTTCAACACTAGCTGATTTCTTTTCTATATTGTTTTCAATTCTACTCATGCCATTCTCCTTTATGTTTCTTAAATTCCTCATACTTACATTTTCTTTTTTCAAGCACAGATATCCTCATATCATGCCTTACTATGTTAGTCTTTAATACATCTAGCTCCTGTGTATGTTCTTTAAGCGAGTCTCCATGCGTAACAATATCCTTTGTTTGACTCTCAATAGTCGAGTTAAGCTTGACTATGCTAGAATTTAATTTAAGCATTGGACTCACAAATGCTATTAATACAGGAACCCCAACCACTGCGCTGTATATAAATTCCTGATTTGTCATATATCACCTCGAAATTTTCAAAAAAAAAAAAAAAAATGGGTAGTTTACAGACTTACCCAGGTCCGTGCAAATACCTTAAACTTACTAGCCTATTCCACCACTAGCTCTTCTAGATCCATAGCTATTAGTAATTCTTTTACCTTAGCCTTTAGGAACTGCGGTACCTGCTTAAAAGTTCTTACACCTGCTATAATGCATGTAACGTAACACATTGCCATATCCATCTCACCACCTTTCATTGATAAATTTATGCAATAAAAAAAGAACCTAATATTATTGATAAGATTCTTCATACATATCACTCCTATTCTTCTTTAAGCAGCCTTTCTACTTCCTTTTTAAGATAGTCTGGTACGTCTTCTATTGTCCTCTTCCCATTCTTTATTAGATATACATATAACTTTGCTAATGCACTCATTTAATTACCCCCTGACTTCATTTCCATTAGTTCAACTATTGCTGTAGACAGCTCTAGTTTATCTTTTTCAATATTTTCCACTATTTCGGCTATTGCTGTGGCATACTCAAGCCTAACCTTATCTGACTCTTCTTTTATTAACTCTTCCATTGTCTTTGGTGGAGGAGCTGGCTCACCAGTATCATAGTCTATCCACTCAAAAACAAGCTTATGAGGGCTAGATGATACATCCACCTTAAAAGAGTTGGCCTTGTGTTCTTCAAGTAGTTTGCCTAGTTCTCCATACTCAAGCTTTATGCAGCCTATTGAGTCCTTTGCATACTTGCTTAAGTCAGTATAGTTATTGTAATCTTCATCAAATGATGTTTCGACTACACACCCCATCATATCACCTGTATTAAGAATTACATTTCCATTACTAATTAAGTAATATATCTTACTTCCTATTTGATTCATTTAACTACCCCCCTACTCTATAGCTATCCATTTTTCTGTTGTCCATTGACCAACATTACTCATGCTTGATTTTTTGCTTACTGTCAGACTGCTAAAAAATTCAATTAGCTCACTACCTGTGGTTATAAAGAAACAACCAAAACTGGTATCAAGTGAAGAATTATTTATGTTTACTAGAATACCACTTTGCACTCCATACCTTCCCCAGTCAAATTTACCGGTTGTTATTATAATAGTTGGTTTAAAAGTAAGCCCAGCCACGCTAATACAATCATATCTATTTTTTTTAGATATAATTATGTCATTATTCAATTTTGGAGCATTACCAGTTCCAGCCGCCCACCTCTTCCTATTCCTTTTTATATATTTTATGCATTCTACTATATCAAGTATTCTGTCTGGAGATAGATTATCATCTTTCTTAATTTCAGTTATTATGTTGTCGAGGGCTGTTTGATACTCAAGCCCTAACTGTTCAGTTCTTTCAACTTCTTTTTTATAAGTTGTCAACCATTTCAACCCCCTTCAGCAACTTTTCTAGTTTATTGTTGGCCGCCTCATGCCTATCAACATACTCCCCTAGATGCTTACTGTACTCGTCAACACTGGCCTTATACTCTTTCATAGTATTTACAATTTCAGTATCCTTGTCCTTTAGTTCTTTAAGAACTTTATCAAGGGTCTTATTTGCCCATGTTGTGACCTTTACTTTTAAGTCTGTTAGTTCTATAGATCCTAGCTTTTTCCACAAGTATTTTATATAGTTAGTTAGTGATTTTTCACTGCTGACCTCTGAATCTTCATTGTAGCCTTCCATATTTACTGAGTCGACCTTACCGATAGAGTCATCAAGTAAAGTGAAGTTCTCCATGATAGGGTCTATGTCGTATATATTATCGTTGGTTATTTTATTTAACCCGTTTTTGTCTGTCTTGCTATATCCTTCCATTAAGTCAAATGCACCCCATTTCTAATATCTTTCCAAGTGAAACTCTTGGACTTATACCAGCTAGCCGGCTTGCCCAGATTCTTAGTATCACCCCACGTGATATACTTAAATTCAAAGTCATAATTTAAGTGTGCCGGCTTTAGCTTATCTATAATTTTTCTTATCTCGCTTATCTTTCTCGGCACACCTATTATTCCTACAAATTTTATTGTAAATTGATACCTTCCATAGTGTTCTATCACCTCACAGGTGCCGTTTGAGTAGCTTTCAACAATATTCTTAATCACTTCTACAGTAGTAGTTTCCTTAGCCTTTAAAGCAGCTAATATATTACTCCTAATGATATCTATGGGCAAATCAGAATCATAGTCTATACCGGCAAAACTACACCACATAGGTAGGGAAAAAGTAGCGGACTCTATAAAAAATTCATTTACTAAAGCATCTATACTTAGTTCAAGCTCTTCTAACTGATATCCATAGGCTGTGAATATTTCTTCTGTGGTAGTATTTATTAAATGATCAGGATATAAATCAATTAATTTAAGCATTAGTCAATCACTCCTTTGGTAAGTGTTATGTTGCCAACAGCCCCCACCTGGTCCGTAACTAGTTTAATGTTTCTTGTAGCACCATTTATTGTAAAATTAGAGAAGTCTATGACCCCATCAGTGCCTACCAGAAGTCCCGCTACTTTAGTGTAGGTGATTTCCTTCACTGACTTAACTAGGTAGTCATCTAAGGCTTGTATAAAGCCTTCCTTAACTTGATCAAGTGTGTAGTTATCATCTACCTCTACAGTAGCTGATATATTAACATCCAGTATAGTGGGTGTAGTTACTGTTACACTAGCCCCTATAGGCCTTTTAACTTCAATATATTTCTTTGCAGCTTCTACTACTTCAGGTGCTACATTCCTATTATTCTTACTCATGACAATCACTTTTACAGTTCCATTACCATTCCAAAGCGGAACGACTTTGACATTCTTAACCCCATCTACTGACAGAGCCCAGTTGATGTAGTCATCTACATTTCCTGATGTCCCTTTGTGGGCCTGTAGATAAAAGAATCTTTCCTTTAACTCGTCATCAGTTTCAGGATCTACACCCCCCTCAAGTGCTCCTACACTTCTTATGGATGTGATTTTATCATTTTCTGGGCTTACTAATGTGAAGTCTACTGTGGATACGCTATTTACACTTGCACCAACACCCATAGATCTTATGTATAAAGTCACTCCATTTTCATCATTAATCCTACCATCTTGATTATCTAACACTTCGTATTTATTTCCAAAGGCGCTTATAATGGCTCCAGAAGGGATTTCTTGACCAACTTCACCAATAAATAATGCTTGTCCTACTGACTCTTTACCCTCTTTTCTATAGACCCCAAATTCCTGGACTCTCTTATCTAAGTTATCCCCATAACTATCTTTTATAAAGGCTATATTAAGGAGCTTATCAAGTACAGTATAAATACTAGCGTGTGCCAGTGCAATAGAACTAAACATACTGTCTAGTATAGACCCCTCATTTTTAGCAATGGGGAGCTCTGTGCCTATTAGCATCTCATTTTTTAAATTTAAGTGCGTTTTATCTTCAAACATCTATATCAATCCCCCCATATATGCTTTTTACTTTAATTTTTATGTGTAAATCATCACCAGTGAAGGTTATCCCCCTATTTTCAACATCATTGATGTAAGGATTTATAAGCAAAGC